TTCCTCATTAGTAGCATCACCTTGAACTGCATCAATACCAGCAGCACCAAATGCACCTAACGCTGCTTTTTCGTAGTTTGTAGTATATGATTCTTTTAACTGATGTGGTAAATATAGATAAATTGTCTTATATATGCTATTCTTTTGAGTAGTATCGTTGCCTATTTGCTTTGCACCAGGTCCTCCGCCCAATGGTCCTGATACATAGTTATATGGGTTCGCACCTGATTCTGGATCATAAACAGTAAATTTAAGGTAATCTATCGCCTTTGTACTGAATTGTGATTCTGGATTTATATTTTCATCCCCTCTACTCGGTCCTCTCGGACTGGTCATGGGGTACATTAATCGTGTTTTTGCTGACATGGCATATTCTGGACGTTATAGACCTACTAACAAAAATAAATACAAGGGAGATCCTACCGCTATTATTTATAGGAGTTTATGGGAAAGAAAGTTCATGGTCTGGTGCGACAAGAATGAAAACATCTTGGAATGGGGATCAGAGGAGATTATCATACCTTATATCAGTCCTCTTGATGGGAGGGTGCATCGTTATTTCCCAGACTTTTACGTCAGAGCAAGGACTAAAACTGGGGGGACGCAGAAGTTTATTATTGAGGTCAAACCTAATAAGCAGACGACACCTCCCAAGCAACAACGCAGACGTACAAAGAAGTATATAACTGAAATCAAGACATATGCTATAAATGAAGCGAAGTGGAAAGCAGCAGTAGAATACTGCAAAGACAGACGTATGACTTTTAAGATACTTACAGAACACGAGTTACAAGTATGAGTGTATTCGAGGACATTAAAGATGCAACACAAGGTAAACCAAAGTCAAAGGACTGGTACAGAGGACAGTTATTTGGTGCATTAGACCCAGGTGAGGTCAAGGTAGGTGATTGCATATATTACAGTTATAGTGCTGCTACTGAGTCGTTACCGTTCTTTGATACATTTCCAATGACTCTTGTTGTTGACATTGATCCTATAAATGGACAATTTTCTGGTGGTAACTTACATTATCTACGTCCAACAGCACGTCAAAGCATTGCAAAAACATGGGGTAGTGGTTCTATATCATATCCTATGCGTTGCCATCATAAATACTTTATAGGTAGGGCATCCAATATACGATTAGTCCCTCCTGTTGATCTTCGAGACTTCGTTCCACTACCCTCTGAACAGTTTGTTAGAGAACTTGGTGGTGTACGAATAGAGATACCCAGTAGTTTTATTTGGAGTAGGTTGTAGTGGAACCAAACAGTTTTAGAGAGTTTCAAACAATGATAGGTAGGTCAGCGGGTACTATGCCCATGACCAGTAACCTATATCAGGTTAATTTGAGTGCACCTCCTATTTTTAGGAAAGGTGGGTCAGGTATTTACGATCCAGTAAAGGAAATAGAAGCAGAAAGAACTATTGACTACTATGCTAACAGTATTACTCTACCTAGTAGAGCAGTAACAACTGGTGAGTTAAATAATGTAGGACAGATAAGAAGATTTGCAACAGGACAGACTGCATCAGAGATTAATATACAATTTATACTTACAAAAGACCAGAGACATAGATATTTCTTTGAACAATGGTTGAATCACACAGCATCAGACTCAGACAATACAGTAGGATTCTATGATGACTATGTTGTAGACATGGAGATCTTGAAGTTTGAAAATGGACCAAAAGGACATCAACAGACTGCTGCATATAAGTTATATGGTGCATTTCCATTCAATGTGGGTCAACTAGAACTTAATAACGAACAAACAAACCTAGTACAGTTAGATGTTGCATTTTATTTCGAGAGATATAGAATGGATCAGACCATGCCACAGGAACTAAGGGCACAACCTTCAAAATTCTCACTAAAAGATCTATATAGTGACACAAGCATACCACAGTTCCTTGATACCATTTTAGGAGACTTCCCTGTTAATGGTGGAAATAGGTTAGTGTAAGTGCTATAAATACAAATGATATTATAAATTCATCATGCCATTACCAAAACTTGTAGTGCCTGAGTATGACTGTAAATTACCAGTCACAGGGAAAAAGGTCAACTTTCGACCATTTCTCGTAAAAGAAGAGAAATTACTGTATCTCGCAATGGAGACACAGAAAGAGAAAGAGATGATCAAGGCAGTCAAGAATATATTAAAATCTTGTACTGATTTGAAGAGTGTAGATAGTCTACCAACATTTGAACTAGAATACTTGTTCTTACAGATTAGATCCAAAGCAGTTGGAGAAGAGAGTGAGTTCAAGATAATATGTGAAGATGATGGTAAGACAGAGGTAGAGGTTACACTTGACTTAAACGAAGTTGAAGTAAACATACCAAAAGGTCATAAGACTATCATACCATTGAGTGACGACATCAAATTACAGATGAAATATCCAGCATTGGATGCATTCGTTGACCGTAATATGGTGGATAATCCAGATGTTGAAGATGTATTTGCTCTTGCAGCAGAGTGTATTGACAAAGTATATGATGGAGACGAGATCTATGATTCTTTCACATCGAAAGAAGCAAAGGACTTTATAGGTGATATGAATAATGCACAGTTTACTAAGATCCAGAACTTCTTTGAGACTATGCCGAAATTAACTCATACATTGAAGGTAGAAAATCCCAACACCAAAGTTGTTAATGAAGTGGTATTGGAGGGACTTGCTGCTTTTTTCGGATAGCATTAATGCATGACAGTCTTATGAATCACTATAAGACGAACTTCGCATTAATGCAGCATCACAAGTATAGTTTGACGGAGTTAAACGATATGATTCCATGGGAACGTGATGTGTATGTCAACCTATTAATAGGACACTTGAAGGAAGAGGAAGAGCGAATTAAGAGACAACAGAACAAGAATAGGACTTCTATCTAGTGGCAGCAACACTAAGAGAATATATCAGCGTCAAACCGCCTAGTGGTAATTCACCACAGGTTAAAGCGATGCGTCCTCTTTTAGTCAGTCAGAACAGACTAGGTGGAGCAGTTACATATTTTGGTAAACAGATAAAAGATCTCAGTGAGATCATGTCGGTTCATGCAGATATTTCTTCTGCATTAGTAACAGAAGAAGATACGTTACTAGAAGATGAGCATGAACATCGTAAGAACTTAATCAAACCTTTAACTCCTATCTCCCCTTTGGTGGAACAAGGAAGAAAGAATGACGAAGAGGCAGAAGACGCACAAGAAGATGACGAAGAAGATGATGATGCTGAGGACGTAGGTGAGAAGATAGCAGAGAAAGAAGAGAAAAAGTTGACATGGTGGCAGAGACTTCTAAAAGGTTTTGCACCCATTGTTAATTTTATTTCAAATGCATTTACAGCATTCGTAGCATATAAGGCATTTGATTGGTTGAGTGACCCTAATAATCAAAAGAACGCAAAGATAGTATTAAAAGGACTAGGTGCCATAGTAGGTGCTGCTGCAAAGATTGCTAGTTTTGGTGTCTTTCAAGTCATGGAGGGTGTCACCAAAGTATTTGGTACCAACCCAGACAGTAAAGGTATAGGTAAGGTATTTGATAAGTTATTTGGTGTTTTACAGATATTTGGTGGATTAGGGTCATTATGGGCAGCGTCAAGACTATTAATGCCATGGAAACTTGTAGGTGACTACAAGAAGATGAAGAAACTTGGTGATACATTGAATAAAATCAAGAAGTTCTTCCAAAGAAAACCAAAGGTACCAAAGGTAACAACAGGAAAAGGTGGAAAAGTAAAGGGTAAACCCAAAGCAAAGATTACTGGTAGTAAGGTTGGGATAGTAGATCGTGCCAAACAGTTTGGTAAGAAGAAGTTATCACAGGTAAAGAACCTAAAAAATACTGTGGTGAGTAAGGTAAAAGGTATTCCTAAGACCATATCTAAGATAACAGGTAATATGAAGAATATGGGTAAAAACATAGGAAACTTTGGTAAGAATGTATTCACCAGAGGTAGGGACCTTATAGGTAAAGGAAAGAACTTTGTAAAGAGTGCAGTAGATAAAGGTAAGGACATATACAAAGGTGCTACTGAGTGGACAGCAAAGAATGCTAAACGAGCGAAGAACCTTGCAACCAAAGTAAAGGGTGGTGTCTTTGATTGGGGTAAGAAGATAGGGTCAAAGATGAACCAGTTGAAAGAAATGGTGAAGAACCCGAAAGCGATGTTCAAACCTGTGATGGAGAGGATAAAGAGTACCATTAAACCTATTATAGAAAAGAACCCTAACATTAAGAAGGTACTGAATCTTAAAAATGCAAAGACTGGATTAAAGAATGCTAAGAACTTTGCATTGAAGAATGTTAAACTTGCGATGAAGAGCAAGGAAATGGCAAACCTAGCTAAGTTCTTGAAAGAAGCAAAAGGAAGAGTAAAGATAGGTGGTATTGATAAAGTTGTAGCAGCAGTCTTGGGACTCATAGACTATGGTATGGGTGAGTCTCCTATCAATGCTCTTGTAAGTGCAACATCTGGATTACTAGGATACGCTGCTGGAACTGCAATCGGTGCACCGTTCGGTGGTTTTCCTGGAATAATTACAGGTGCAGCAGGAGGTATGGCAGGAGAATTTATTGGTGGTCAATTACTAAGAGGTCTTGCCAAGTTCCCTGTATTTAAGAAATAC